ATTAGCCAAGCTATCAGCTTCCTCATTATAACAACTAATAGCTTCATTATATCCATCAATCAATGTGATTACTTTTTCAAAGTCTCCCAGTTTCCGCTTGTTGTTAGCAAATTCAATCAAAGGCACTCTGTTAAATCCATGCAGTCTGGTTTCTCCCTGTGCCTGAGGTGTCAATATTATCCCTTTATAATCCATCACAGAAGTGAATTTATTAACAGTCACAGTTTTGTTATCGTAGATCTCTAATACGTAATTATACTCATTATCTTCGTTTTTCTCTCTGCTCCAACGGACTGCATATTTAATGTTTTTATCTATTGTGTTATCCCTTATGACAAATACATCACGTGGATCTAAAACTTTAAAGTTTATTGTATTATCTATATTTTTATACCACAATTCGTATGAACACCCGAAAATCGAACAGTTTTCAGCATGTTCAAAGTTGCATTGCTGTTCTTCCTCCGTAGCTAAATATTTTCCAACCATCTCATATTCATTTATCAGATTTTCTTTTAACAGCTTATAATTTATGTTTTTCCCAATGAAATATGCTGTTGCTATTGTGGTTATGTAGCTTGGAAAATTGTGTATAAGCTTGCTGTCATGCTTATCTTTCAGCCTGTCCTGCTTTTCTAATATTTTATGTTTCCCTGTGTAGTAATCCTCCAGTTTCTGCAATCTCACTAACCTGTTAACTAAAAAGTCCCACAGAGCTTTTTCCAATACTGTTATTTGCACTTATCTCACCCCCAATATATTTTTATTAATCGTAGTCATTCGGTTATTTCTCATATAATCCTCAAGTGCGTATCTCATAGCATCCATTAAGTGATTAAAGTCATCTATCGGTTTATTTACCGCTTTTCCAAATTTATCCTTGTCCCAGCTGTAATTACTTATTTCCGTTATGAAATTTACGCATCTCGGATGAATGTAAATTTTAAAATCCTGGATAAACTGTATCCCTGCGTTAATACTGTCTTTTCCTTTTTTAGATGCTTTAATCCTGTGAAGCCCTAAACCTCTTAATTGTTCTATACTCTTTGGTTCTGCACTGTCTGCAACTATTATTTCTTTTCTAAATCCGAGCTTTTCTATATTGTTATAAATAGTTGTGTTTTGCATTCCTTTTTGATATATCTCATCAAAAACATAAATTTCTTTCTGCTCCTGATCTAATATCCCACAAAAAAAAGCAGCAGGGTCATTGGTGTATCCAAAATCTAACCCAAATACTGCTTTTGCTTTTTGCCTTTTATTTAAAATTTCTCTCCAATCAAATTCCAATTCTCTCCAATTTTCATAAACGAGTCCATCAGTTATTCCCCATTCACCTAATCCAGCAACCTGATAACGTCTAGGATTGTTCTTTTTCATGTCTTCAAATAGTTTTTTATCAGACTTATCCAGCCACTCATTACATAGATAATTAGTTGTAATCGCTAAAATATTTGGAGCTGTTATATCAAAGAATCTAGATTTTAACCAGTGTCGCTCATTCCAAGGATTGAATGTCAAAATAATCTGTTTGAATAAAGGTTCTTCAACAATACCTCTTATACTTTCATCAAGCATATTAAACGCCGTTTCATCTGTCAGTTCATATGCTTCCTCTACCCAGCAAAAGCATAATTGCCCAACTGAAACTGAAATAGATGTAATTTTTAAGGGGTCATCTAAACCTCTAAATAAAATCTTTTGTCCAGTAGGTTTATACGTTATTTCTAGTGGACTTTCTTTAAATTCCCAATAATCGTCTACTTTAAATCTTTGTATTGCCCATTTTAAATCTGAGTAGCAACTGTCTTTCAAAGTTCTGTATACCTTACGTACAACAAGAGTATTCGCATTTTTATATTTCATCATATTGTAGACTATCCATAATGCCGTTGTCTTACTTTTTTTACTTGCCCTTGATCCTTTTACGACCTTGTACCTTCCCTTGAAGTTCCAAAAATCTTTATATCCTCTCCCAACTAACTCGGGAAGTCTTATTTTTTTACTCTTCAAGTTCACTCTCACCTACAATCATAACAGGCACAACTCCTTCAACTTCAACTTTATCTGTAAACAGTCTATATCGTTTACCAAGTAGTTCCGCTGCTTTTAACCTGTCTTTTAAATCTACATTTTTACTTATTTTTTCTGTTGCTGATTTTCCAAATCCTCCCACTACAACTTCTTCAGTTACTTCTCCTCTTAAAGTTGCAGTTAAAAACTCAAGTATTTCTTCGGCTTTAGCTATTCTATTATTGGTATGTTCTTCTGTTATTTCTTTTATATACTTAGAAATATTAGTATTTTTTAGTAATTTATCTGCATTTACTCCTGCATATTTTTCTTTATACCCAGCCTTTATTGCGGATTCAGTAGCATTTCCACTAGCTACATAAAACTCACAAAAAGACTTCTGCCTTGCATTTAATTTCAACACTACCACCTCCTTTTGTAACAAAAAAAAGACAGCCTTTAAACTGCCTTATGCTTATATAAAATCAAAGATTCAATAACAAGTACTCAACTCATACTCTTTCATCTTGACATATTATAACATATTAAAAATTATATACAATATCAAAAAAGTATCATTTTTCAATTTAATATATTTTTTATCACATCATCCGAAAATATAACTAGCTGTAACTGTCTAATTATTTTATTTTTATATCTTTTTGCAGTTATAACACTTATATTTAATTTCTCAGATATATGCTCAAATGTTAATTCATCAAAGTATTTCATTTCTATTATATCATAGTGCTTGTTGTTCCTAATCGTGTCTAAAGCCCTTTCAACCATATTAACAACGTTTTCTATTCTTGCAATTTCTTCTTCTAATTTTTCTATCTTATTTTCAACCTTTTCTAGTTCGGATAAATACACCTTACTAGCCTGCACATTAACTCCTGTTTCCTTTTTCTGAATTGATATGCCCTCTTTCTTCAAATCCTCTATAAGCATATTTTTAGAATCAATAGCACCTTTCAGCAACGATAATTCGGATAATAACTTTTCTGTCTTTTGAAATGGCGTTAATTGTTTCTCTGTTTTTATTTCCCTGTCTGTTTTCATTTTTTCTATTATTTTATCCGCTATTCTATCTATGTCTTTTTCGTTCATTTATTTCTATTTTCCTTTCTTTCTTTTTTGAAACCAATAAAAAAAGACTAATTTGAAAAAGATTTTTCTTACCAGCCTTTTTATATCATATTCTATTTACTATAATTTTCTTTTATTTCCTTTAACCTTTTCTTTAACTCTTCTTCTTCTTTTATTCTTGAAAATGCACCTGTTATCTCTACCCATTCTTCAAGACTTATAACATTTTTTTCTGTAAGAATATACCTTAGAGCATTATTTTGCGACTCCAACCATAGAACATATTTTTCTAACGCATCTATTCTTTCTAACTCATTCATAATAAATATACCTCCTAAAATCTAAAATATGATAATATATATTATACCTCAAAACCAAAAATATTCAACTGTCATTGTCCTAATTTCTAAAACTTTTTCTAAAAATTACATTTCTTTAACTTATGATTTTCTTCTATATCCTCATATTTTAATATTGGCGATACCTCGTATATGCTACCGTTTTCAAATTTCAGATATATCTTTTTACTTGTTTTAGAATTTAACTTTTTTATAACTTTATATTGCTTGCATTCTTGCTGAAATTTCTCATAATATGTACTGCAACTTATAATTATTCCTGAAAGTCCTAGTAGCAAAATTTTTTTCATATCTTCTCCTTAAATCCTTTAAAATGCCCTTTATATATTTTCTTCAATTCCTTAACTTCTTCCTCAGTCTTTATTTCAAAAGGCTCTATATTCAACTCTTTAAGTTTTTCCATTAATTTGTTTCTGCCACCACCAACTCCGTGGTCTACTCCTATATGCCACTCCATTGATAAAGGCAAATAACTGTTCCCTGTCCCTTTGTCATATTTATAGCCTCCTAATGCTCCGGCACTTTTAGAAATGTGTGCTAATTGTGCATTCGGTTTTCCTGTTATGACACATATTTTCTTTTTTAACATCCAGTATACCCATTTCCTGTTTTCCTGACTTCTATAAAGTTCGTGCATTTCCTGCCACATCGGTATATCCTTTTGCATAAAGAAATCAAACAAATAGTTCGTAAACTTTATTGCCTCGTCATTACTTATCATCTTTAACGCCAAAGAAAATGTGCCGTCCAGCTTTATCAATAACATCTGCATTTCTTCCGTTGTAAAATCCAGCAAGGAATCAGTTAATACACTTACTTTTGTTTCGTTTGTATAATTCCTTTCTAGTACGGACATTATTTTATTTTTTAGTTTGCTTTCAAGATTTGAAAATGGCTTATAGTCTTTCACATTTTTTTCACTTGAAACAATATATTTCTTTTTCAAGTATTCCTTAGCCTTATATTTGAAATAATCGGATACTCTAGGCTTTTCTTTGCTTGTTCTCCAGTTTATTTCTATTCCAGCTAGATAATAAGCATAGCAGTCTATAAACCAATATATCAATTTCTGATTTTCCCTGCTCATTCGCTTAGACATCCAAGTTTCCTTTCCGCCAAGCATGTCTGAAATTCATATATCCTACAAACCTTTTCTTTTTAGTTTCCTCGTTTGGCTCATATTCCTTGTCTGAATTTTGGATTTTTTGGCGACTTTTAACTATGTTGTTAATTGAATATCCGTCGTATATTTTTGTTGCCTGATCTTGTGTTATTATTCCGTCCTCAACTAATATCAGGCACATAACATAAGTATCTGGATTTTCAGCGTTCCGTGTTTCAGGATAATCATTTAATATTGCCCTCACTCTATCTTTTGCCAATCTTTTTCCCATTATTGCCTCCTAACTAAACAAGCTGTTAATTTCATATCTGTAATTCGTTCTTTTCTTTTGCTGAGATAATTGTTTTCCTAATTGTCTCACTTCATCTATGCTGATACTTTTCTTACTTGTCATTTTGTAAAACTCATCAAAATTATGAATATCTATTGCATAAGTTTCTGACAAATCTCTAAAATTAAGTATCATATACGCTTTTACATTCTTTTTCTTTGCCTCAAGTCGCAAGTTATATAAAAATGTCTGCTGTTCATCTACAGTGCTTTTTATATTTGAAAAACTCATAGATTTTCCTAGAAAACTTTTTAACTCAACAAGGACAAGTTGCCCGTCCTTGAAAAGTAAAAAATCACATAAGTTTTTATTTTTGAATCT